CCGGGCGTGCGTCCCGCGTCGATCCTCGCGGGCGTGTCCGGTTCCGCTGGCGCTGCCGGTGGCGACGCCGCCGCCGTGATCGCCGACCTCAAGGCGCTGATCGGCACGCTCACCGCTGCGAACGCCGGTCGTCGTCCCGTCCTCGTCATGAACACGGCGCAACGCCTCGGGCTGTCGACCGTCACCATCCCGACGGGCGGGTTCCTGTTCCGCGACGAACTCGCGTCCGGTCGCGTCATGGGCGTGGAAGTGATCGACTCCAACAACGTCCCGGCCGGAACCGTCGTGATCGTCGACGCGGCCGACTTCGCGACCGCGTTCGGCACGCCGGAATTCGACGTTTCCGACACCGCCACGCTCGTCATGGCGAACGCCGACGGCAGCGCACCGACGCACGCGGCCGACTCCGCTGGCGTGATCGGCGCGCCGGATCAAGTGCCCCCGGATGGCGGGGTTCCGGTTTCCGGTGGCACGGGCGCGGCTGCGGCCGGGGCCGTCGCCATGTCGATGTTCCAGCAATGGAGCATCGCCGTCCGCATGGTCATGCCGCTGTCGTGGGCGATGATGCGCGCGGGCGTCGTCAACAAGAAGACCGGCGTGACGTGGTAATCGTCGCGACCGCCTAGCAGCACGGGGGGCGCAATGCCCCCCGCTTCCCGATAGGTTTCAATCTTGGAACCTATCGGCAAGCGAACGCGAAAGGGAACCGCAATGGCTGAACGAATGGTCACGGTATGGGACGGCGAGCGCGTGCGCGCGCTTCCCGAAAGCGAAGCCCGCGCGCTTGTGAACGCGGGCGGCGCGCAACCGCTCAAGCGCGGGATGGATGCGCTCAAGATCAAGCCCGCCAGCGCGTTCGTCGGATACCGCACGCGGATGCTGCGCGCGGAAGCGGCCGCGAGCGTGAAGCCCGAAACGCTGACGCTTCGCAAGACGCGCGCGCATGGGTAAGCGACTCGGCCGCAAGACGCGGCAGCGCGGCGTCGTGACCTGTGGCCCGGTCAATCCCACGATGGAAGGCGGACTGCCCGTGACGTGGCCGTCGAATTGGTGGCAGCGGAACTTGCAACCGTTCGGCGGTGGCGCGACGGCGATCCTTCAAGCGTGCATCGACGCCTACGCGCAGACCATCGCGTCGCTGCGCGCGGCGCACCGCAAGCACGGGAAGAACGGCGGCTCGGACTTCGTGAAGACGTCGGCGCTCGCGCGCGTGCTGCACCGCCCGAACGCCTATCAGACGCGCAGCGATTTCATGCTGAACCTCGTTTGGTCGCTGCTCTCGCACGGCAACGGGTATGCGTGGGCGCAGCGTGACGAAGTTGGAACGATCATCGCGCTGCACCTGTTCGATCCCCGCAACGCCGCGCCCTACATCGACCCCGAAACCGGAAGCGTTTTCTACTCGCTCGGCGGGAATCCGTTCGTCGCCGCTGGCATCGCCTACATGATCCCGGCGCGCGACGTGCTTCACGTCCGCTTGCACACGCCACGGCATCCGCTCGTCGGCGTGACGCCCGCTGTCGCTGCCGCGCTTGCGCTCGCTGCGAACTCCGCGATCACGGGGCATCAAGCCGCATTCTTCGGAAACATGGCGCGGCCCTCGGGCGTTCTGTCGACCGAACAGTCTTTGACGAAGGTTCAGATCGAAACGCTGCGCGCGGCATGGGAAGCGCAGTCGGCCGGGATGAACTCGGGCGGCGTGCCGATCCTCGCGAACGGTTTGAAGTGGCAGGGGCTTTCGATCAACTCGCAGGATTCGCAAGTCGTTCAGGCTTTCAACATGACGGTCGAAGACGTGGCGCGCGCGTTCCGCGTTCCGCTGCCGCTCGTCGGCGCGTATCAGCACGCGACGTATAACAACGTCGAGCAATTGATTTCGCTGTGGATGGCTACCGGCCTCGGGTTCGTGCTTGAACATATCGAACTCGCGTTTGACGCGCTGTTCGAATTGCCCGTCGGCGACTTCACCGAATTCGATACGGAAACGCTTTTGCGGACTGACTTCAAGGGCCGCATCGAAGCCTTGACGAAAGGCATCGCGGGCGGGCTTTACTCGCCGAACGAAGCGCGCGGCAAAGAGGGATTGCCGTCGGTGGAGTATGGCGACGAACCGCGCGTTCAGGCGCAAGTCGTTCCGCTGTCGCAAGTGGGTGCGACGCCCGCGCCTTCCGCGCCGACGGCTGAACCCGCGCCGCTGGAAGACGAATCGGCTGACGACGACGAAGCGAAGTCGGTGGCCCTCGCAATGGACGCGATCAAGCGAGCAATGGCATGAACGAAAAAGCGATTTACTCGGCAGTCGGCGCGATCCTCCGCGAAATGGGCGCGCGTTTCGAAACGCGCATTGCCGCAATCGAATCGCGCCCGTCGCCCGAACCCGGCGCGCCCGGCGCGCCCGGCGTAGGAATCAAGTCGATCATCGCGGACGGCGACGATGCCGCGCGCGTGATCTTCACGAACGGCGAGTCGGCGCGCGTGACGCTGCCGCGTGGCCCGCGCGGGGAACCGGGGCCGGAAGGCAACGGGATCAAGGCGGTCGCCGAATGCGACGACGGCGTGATCGAATTCGAATTTGACAACGGGGCGACCGCTCGCGTGACGCTGCCGCGCGGCGAGCGTGGCGAGCGTGGCGAGAAGGGGGAACCCGGCGTCGACCGCGTGACCGTTGCGCCGCGTTTCATCGACGCCGACGAACGCATCGCGAAAAACGAAATCGTCTATCACGGCGGCGGACTGCATCAGGCAATCCGCGAAGCGCACGGCGACCCCTCGCGCGACCCCGGTTCGTATCGCTGCATCGTGGCGGGAATCGCGAGCATCGACGTCGCCGACAATTGGGCGGCGCGAACCGTCGAAATCACGGCGCGCATGAGCAACGGGCAATCGCATACGGTGACGCGCCCAATGGGGCCGCGCTTCCTGCCCGAAGGCGAACGCGCTGGCGTGAAGACGGTCGCGGGTGATTTCTACTTCGACGGCGAATGGTTCGTCGTCGTGCAGCGTGACAACCCGACCGAAGACGCCGACCGCTTGCGCGTGAACATGAGGGGGCCGCGCGGTCGTCGCGGACTGCCGGGCGAACCCGGCGCGCCCGGCCGCGATCCGGTCGACCTCGCTGACGTCACGCTCGACGGCGAAGTCCTGACGTTCGTCCTGTCGAATGGCGTGGAGAAGTCGCTGTTGCTTCCCGTTCCAAAGTCGGAACAACCGCAGGGCGCAATCCGCCGCTTCGCCGGGTGGTTCGATTCGCCGGCCGCATACTCGGCGGGCGAAGTCGTGCGAAGCGAATCGGGGCTGTTCCTCGCGCTTGCCGACGTGGGTGCAGGGGAACCCCTCACCGACCCGGAGAAGTGGGCGCAAATGGCCGCGCGTAGCCTCGGCGGTGGCGGTGGCGGTGGGGGCGGTGGAATCTCCCCGGCCGACCTCGCGGCGCTGCGCGATTGGATCACCGAAATCGACGCCGAAATCGGGCCGAAGGGAACCATCGTCCAGCACGGGAACATCGTGCAATGGCTCGGCACGCTGGAATCGCGGCTGCGCTCGGTTGAGAACATCGTCGACCCGCCGCCGATCCCGGTCGAAGTCACGAACTCGTTCCACGACTCGGGACTGAATGCCGATTACACGACGTTCCTGCTCGGCGCGAAGGCGCTGGCCGACGGCGTGAATTACTTCGACGGGAATCAGCATCGCCTCAAGCCCGTGTGGAAAGCGGGCGAGAACGGGAACGCCTACGATGCGGCGACGAACCCCGGAGGGATCAAGCAAGGCACGCGGCAGGACGTGTGGGTTCAAGCCGCGCAACCGAACCTGACGCATCACGGCCTCATGACGAATGCGTCGAGCGGGAACCCCGTGAAGGTTTCGGCGCTGACGACGTGGATCAATCAAGGCGCATACATCGTCGCGCACTACGAACCGGGCGGGGCGACGCTTATCGTCGATTCGGTCGAGCATCCGGCGCCGCCGCAACCCGCGCCCGCACCGCCGACGCCGAAGGAAATTCTTTTGGCCTCGCTCAAGGCCGCGAAGGTGACGCCGGAATCCATCGCGGTCGGCACGTTCTACGCCTACGCGAAAGGCGAACCGGCGCTCGCGCAAGCGGCCGAAGACACGATCACGCAAATCGCGGCGGCGCAGGGATTCACTTTCGAACAGGCATTGCAAATCCTCGGGGGTATCGCATGATTCCCGACGCCGTGTTTACGCTCGCGCTCGCGAAGTCGCACCTTCGCGTCTTGCACGATCACGAAGACGCGATCATCGGACGCTTGCTCGACGCGGCCGTATCGCGCGCCGAACGGTTTCTCGGGATGGCGCTCACCGAACGGAACGTCGCCATCGAATTCCGCGCCGACGATCCGCACCGCTGCCGCTCGCGCCTGTTCTACGATGCGCCGCTGGCGTTCGTCGAAAGCGTGACCGAATTCGGCTACGTCGATTCGACCGGCGCGCCGAAGATCATGCCCGCCGATTCGTTCGTCGTGACGCCGCTCGGGATCAGCGTGAAGGCGTGGCCCTCGGACGTGATCGAATCGGGCGTATATGCGGTCGCGCTTTACAAGGCGATCCCCATGCAACCCGACGACATTCCCGCCGATATCGTCGCGGCCGTGTTGCTCTATCTCGGCGACCTGTTCGCGAACCGCGAAGCCGGGATCGTGGGCACCATCTACACGCCGAACCCTGCGGCCGAAGCGATGCTGTGGCCCCACAAGCGCGACCTTCATGCGTAACGGAATCCGCGCGGGCGACCTGCGAACCCTCGCCGCAATCGGGCGACCCACGGTCACGCGCGACGCGGCCGGGGCCGAGGTCATTGAATGGGATTCGCGCCCCGTGTGGGCGTATCTGGAACCGCTCGCCGGGAAGGAATGGGCGACGCCTTCGATGCTCAAGGACGGCGCGGACTTCCGCATCACGATTCACCGCATCGACGGCTGGATTCCCTCGCCGCGCTGGCGGTTCGTGGCGGTGGACAATCCCGCGCTCATCTTCAACGTGACCGCCGTCATGGCGAATCCCACGAACGCGCTGGTCGAATGCCTGTGCCGTTCGTCCTCGGGGGAAACCGATGGCCGCTAACGCGAAGCTCTACGGGTTCGACGACCTTCAAGGCCGCTTGAAGTTTCTCGCCTCGACGAAGGAAGTGGAAAAGGTCGCGTATCGCGGGACGTTCGGCGCGGCGAAGACGTTGAAGGAACTCGCCATCGACAACGCGCGGCAGAACTTCAAGGA